GTTCCTGGATCAGGTGCCATATTGTCACCAACATTTAATAGTGAATATGGAGTATCCTCAATAGATGTTATTGATGGGGGATCTGGATATGCAACTACAGATCCTCCAAAAATAACAATAAACAATACTCAATCTCCAATAGAAGGGGGAATATTTTATCCAATTATTGAAAGTGGAGAAATAAGTTCTATTGTTATAATTGACCCAGGGGTAGGATATTATCCAATATCCTCAAGTGTAACTGCCACTGGAATTGCATTTTTAAATTCATCTGGATCCGTTTCAGATATTAAAATTACCAACGCAGGTTACGGTTACACACAACCTCCGACAATTACAATTTCTGGAGGTTCCACAGTTTCTAGTGGAAACTTTATCTTTGGTGAGAATGTAACATCTTCAATTACTAACATAACTGGAATAGTTCAAAATTGGGATCCGACTACAAGAGAATTAAAAATATCAGGAATTGGATCAGATTTTGTAGTTGGTGAAATTATTACAGGAGAAACATCAAATTCCACATATATTATTTCTAATTATCAATCTCCAACATCTTCTACTAAATATGATGATAATGAAAATATAGAGAACGAAGCAGACCAAATCATAGATTTCAGTGAATCCAATCCATTTGGAGACGTGTAATTTATTAAATAGTATAGTTAAGGGAATTTTAAAATGCTTGGAGATTATTTTTATAATAAATGTATCCACAAAACAGTAGTTGCTTTTGGAACTTTATTTAATAATATAAAGATACAGCATAACGATGCTAATGATAATTCTTTATCAACTTTTAAAGTTCCATTAGCATATGGACCAATACAAAAGTTTTTAGCTAGAGTAGAACAATCTCCAGATGGAAATAGAAGAGTTGCAACTACTCTTCCTAGAATGTCGTTTGAAATGATTTCCCTTGAATATGCATCTGCAAGAAAATCATCAACAATTCAAACTTTCAAAGGAACTAGTTCTGTAGATGGAAAGGAAATAAAAAATATTTACGTTCCAGTTCCTTATGATATTGGGTTTGAATTGACTATCGTTTCAAAAATACAAGATGATTGCCTTCAGATTATAGAACAAATTATACCATTCTTCCAACCATCATTTAATTTGAGTGTTAATTTGATCTCCGAAATAAACGAAGTCAAGGATATTCCTGTTATATTAAATAGAATTAATTTTAGAGATACTTATGAAGAAGATTTTAATCAGAGAAGACTAATTTATTATACATTAAGTTTCACAGCAAAAACTTATATCTTCAATCAAATACCAGATGATTCTACTGGATTAATTAAGAAAGTTCAAGTTGATTATGCTACAGATGCAATAAAGAATGCCAAGAGAGAGATGAGATATACCGTAACTCCAAAGGCACTTCAAGATTATAATGATGATGGAGTTATTAACTCACTCGATGATCCTCTAATTGAATATGGAGACGATTTTGGTTTCAATAGTCAATTAGAAAATTTTGGAGACTTCAAAGAATTTAGTACTTCACTAGGAACTGATGTTGATGCGTAATTATGAAAGAAAATAAATTCAATTCTATAGAACAATCACTTAATATCGAAACTAGTTTGGCTCCCGTCGAACCAGTTGAGGTATCTTCTGTAGAAGTTCCAGATGATCCAAGAAAAGATTATGAATATACTAGAGCAAATTTATATAATTTGATAGAAAAGGGTCAGGAAGCAATTAATGGTATTTTGGAGGTAGCACAAAGTTCAGATCATCCTAGAGCATATGAAGTTGCTGGACAACTAATTAAGTCTGTTGGAGATGTGAGTGACAAATTGTTAGATCTTCAGAAGAAAATGAAAGATCTTGATGCGCCAGTGAAGGGAAGTCCAACTACAGTAAATAATGCTTTGTTCGTAGGATCGACAGCAGAGTTATCAAAACTTATAAAACAAGGACTTCTAAATAATATCGAAGAGTAGTATTTACTATGAAAGATCCCAAGGGTCCAACCAGACCATATAAAACTGCAGAAGAAATTGCCAAGAAGCATAATGTTTCATTGGATTATATCAATAAGCAAGTTGAACTTGGAACTGAAGTTGAGTTCGAGCATACTACTAGTAAGAAAAATGCAGAAATAACTGCTCTACAGCATTTAGAGGAACTTCCAGATTATTACAGTAGATTAAAAAAGATGGAAAAAAAGAAATCTTCAGTCAAAGAATCTTTAGATAATAATAGAGAACTTCTTGCTGGAAAAAGATATTGCTTATTATGCAACAAGCACGAGACAGAATCAGAGTGCTCTTGGGGTCCTAATATGTGGAAAAAGTATAGCATTGCTTCCATTCATCCAACAAATGAATCTGCAATTTATGAAGATCATAAAGAGATTGCAAGTGGAAAGAAGAAAGATGAAGAAGGATATATGGCAAGAATTGAATTTGATCAAATTGAAAGGTCAATTAATATTTTAAGAAAATTAGTTAAGAAGGGAGATCAGCAATTACCTGCTTGGGTACAATCAAAAATCACTAGAGCAGCAGACTTTATTGATACTGCAGCAGAATATATTTCTAGTGACGAAGATGTATCTGAAGGAAAAACATATTCTCAATTTATGACTGAAGTTGCTGCTTGGCAACGTAAAGAGGGGAAAAATCCTGAGGGTGGACTTAATGAAAAGGGGAGAAGATCTTATGAAGATGAAAATCCTGGAAGTGATCTCAAACCACCTCAACCCGAAGGTGGACCACGTAAAAGATCTTTCTGTGCTCGTATGGGAGGAATGCCTGGTCCTATGAAAGATGAAAAAGGTAGACCTACTAGAAAAGCACTAGCACTTAGAAAATGGCACTGTGGAAAAAAATAAATTATGTCTAGTCAGAATGTATATCTTGGAAACCCTTTACTAAAAAAGGCAAATACTCCAATTGAATTTAGTGAAGATCAGATTTTAGAATTTGTTAAGTGTAAGAATGATCCCGTATATTTTGCCAAAAACTATATTAAAATTGTTACCCTAGACCACGGATTACAACAGTTTAAACCATATAATTTTCAGGAAAATTTAATCAATAATTTCCATAATAATAGATTTAACATTTGTAAGATGCCTAGACAGACAGGCAAATCTACAACTGTTGTGTCATACTTACTTCATTATGCTCTTTTTAATGACAACGTAAACATTGCTATCCTAGCAAACAAGGCATCTACTGCTAGAGATTTGCTATCTAGGTTACAGACTGCCTATGAGAACCTTCCAAAGTGGTTACAGCAAGGAATTCTTGCCTGGAACAGGGGTTCTATGGAACTAGAGAATGGTTCTAAAATTCTTGCAGCATCAACATCAGCGTCTGCTGTTCGAGGTGGTTCTTATAATATCATTTTCTTGGACGAATTTGCGTTCGTTCAAAATCACTTAGCAGATGATTTCTTTGCGTCTGTTTATCCTACAATTTCTTCAGGTCAATCTACCAAAGTTATAATTGTTTCTACCCCCCACGGTATGAATCACTTTTATAGACTTTGGCACGATGCTGAACGTGGTAAGAATGAGTACGTTCCAACTGAAGTTCATTGGTCGGAGGTTCCTGGACGAGATTCAAATTGGAAAGCACAAACAATTGCGAACACATCAGAACAGCAATTTAAAATTGAGTTTGAGTGCGAATTTTTAGGATCGGTAGATACTTTGATTGCCCCAAGCAAATTGAAGAGTTTGGTATATGATTCTCCAATTAAAAGAAATAAGGGATTAGATATATATTTTGAATCGGAAAAAACTAGAGATTATGTAATTACGGTAGACGTTGCCAGAGGTGTTGGTAATGATTATTCTGCCTTCGTTGTGTTTGATATAACATCGTTTCCGCATAAAATAGTAGCAAAATACAGGAACAATGAAATCAAACCAATGCTATTCCCAAGCATCATTCACGAGGTTGCTAAAGCGTACAATAGTGCTTTTATCCTTTGCGAGGTCAATGATGTCGGAGACCAAGTAGCTTCTATTTTAAATTATGATCTAGAATATCAAAATGTTTTGATGTGCTCGATGAGAGGTAGAGCAGGTCAAATAGTAGGACAAGGTTTTTCTGGAAAGAAAACTCAATTAGGTCTTAAGATGTCTAAGACTGTGAAGAAGGTCGGTTGTATGAACCTCAAGACTATGATTGAGGAAGACAAACTAATCTTTAATGACTATGAGATCATCAGTGAACTAACTACATTCATTCAGAAACACAACTCATTTGAGGCAGAAGACGGTTGTAATGATGATTTGGCAATGTGCCTAGTGATCTATGCTTGGTTGGTCGCACAGGACTATTTCAAAGAACTTACCGATCAAGATGTTAGGAAGAGATTATACGAAGAACAGAAGGAGCAAATAGATCAGGATATGGCACCGTTTGGATTTATCTTGACTGGAATTGATGATGATAATCAATTTACAGATGCTGATGGAGATTTATGGAAGGTTGATGAGTATGGAGACAGATCGTTTATGTGGGAATATAGGTAAAAGGGGAAATTTATAAATACTTTTAGATAAAAAATGAAGCAGTTAGAGGAGTCAAAATGGCTTTAAGCTTATCATCTCCAGGTATTACAATTAGAGAAGTAGATTTAACTAGAGGTTCAGTTAATGCAACTTCTCCTTTAGCAGCTGGAATTGCAGCACCTTTTGAAAGAGGTCCAGTAGAAGAAGTTGTAACAATTAGATCTGAGAACGATTTAGTAAATGTCTTTGGATCACCATCAAAGAACGATTATCATTACGAATATTGGTACTCAGCATCAAATTTCCTTTCATACGGTGGAAGTCTAAAGGTAGTTAGAGCAGATTCTGACAACCTTAAGAACTCTAATGCCGCAGTTGGTGCTGCTTCAACTAGCACAAAGATCAAAAACTTCGAAGATTATCAGAACGCAATTTCATTCAATTCATATTGGATTTCAAAAAACCCAGGATATTGGGCTGATGGGAT